TAAAAAGAAACATCAATATTTACATCTACTTGACAAAGAGTTAAATATGTATTATAATACTGTAAAGACTGGTATATGAAAAATAACAGTTTATTCATATAACTTACAGAAATGTAATTTATAGATATATAGAATATGCGTTGAAGGTAGTAAGACGATAGACTGGACGGCGGTGCGATTCCGCCTACCTCCACCAACCCGAATGAGGGGGTAATGTAGGGTCGACAGGTATTAGAAGACTATTGGAGTATATGGGTGAACGCCTTATAGTTCAACACTAATAAATGCAAACGATAATTTTGCATCTCAAGATTATGCCCTAGCGGCATAGTTTTATGGGTTCGGCAGTACCTGGAAACAGAAACTGCCATTGAGTGGGCTGCGGTCGTTGGGCAACCAGCACTCTTAATTCTAGAATAGGAGAAAAACTATGGCTTGGTCAAAACCAATTATTACTGAAATTTCAGTAGGTTTAGAAATCAATTCTTATGCCTGTGCTGAGAAGTAATAAACACAAATATATATTTGGGTGGTGTATAATACCCTAGAGGTTTGAAACCACCCACTTATTTTTTTAATGAAGTTAATATTATGACACCTAAATCATTTTCAATTTTTATAGAAAAACAAGTTCAAGAAAAAAAGATTACTCACATGGAAGCTATTCTTGACTATTGTACAAGAAATCAATTAGAACCAGATAGTATCACAAATCTAATTCAAAAACCACTAAAAGATAAAATAGAAGCTAACGCAAGAGATTTAAACTTTTTACCAAAAATGGGTAAGTTACCAGTATGATTACTATGGAAGCTTTTGATGCATATAAGATATACATGGCTCTTAAAGCACATTTCAATTCTGATTATGACTTTAACAAGTATGGTGGTAAAACAACTGTAACAAAACAAAGTTATTTAAAAAGAAAAGATAAATTCTTTTTTGGTAGAGTAGCAAGAAAATACAAAGAACAAGTAAAAGACTTTTTTATATCTAATTTTTTAGTAAAAGAAAAAGGTTACATTGGTTCTTTTAATGAAGATAATTATTTGTCATGGCGAAAAAGAGTTGAAAGTTTAAGATATAATTTTCAACAAGATATGGATATATTAGTAAATCAAGTAAATGATTTTAACAGTTTATTTAAAGTAGAAAATGGTCAACACCCTATATTGTTAAGAAATTATTTAGCAAATAGAATAAGTGTTGAAACAATGGTAATTCTTATGAGTCTTTTAGAATTTGATAAAGATTGGGATAAAAAGATTCAAGAGAATGTCATATGGCCATCACATAAAAAAAGATTAAATAATTATGGTGGACTATTGACTTTTGACAAATCATACTATAAAATGATTCTTATTAATCTTATAAATGGAGTATATTATGACACCAACAAACGAATCTCTGATTAGAGAAAGAGATTTCTATCGTTCAAAACTAGAAGGTCTTGAAAAACAAGTTAAAGTTTTAGGAACTGATAATGCATATTTACAAAAACAATTAGACTCTTTAAGAGTAAGACTTAAAGAAATGAATGAAAAATCTTTCCATAGAAATAAAAGATTTAGGAGAAACTAAATGGAACAAAGATATACTTTCATTAAAACAAATGAAATTAAAGACGATACAATGAGTGAAGAAGAGAGAGTTGAAATAGAAGCAGTCATAGAAGAACATGATATGGATGCACTGGCCGAAAAACTAACTAACTTTTTAGCTGGTATAGGTCACTCTGATAAAATTGTCGAAATAAGAGATAAAGAATATACTGATGCATCAGTTGATGAAGAGGACCTAGAAGACGAACTTGAAGATATAAATGAAGTTGATAACATTCATGCCTTCAAGAAAAAACATATGTACACAGATGATTATGATGGAAGACCTTCAGACACCGAAAAGTAATATTTTTGTTTTAGGTAATGGTGAGTCCAGAGATGGTATCGAACTAAAACAATTTAAACAATGGGGTAAAATCTATGGGTGTAATGCACTTTATAGAGATTTCAAACCAGATGGATTAATATCAACAGATTGGGCAATGATGCATGAGATATATTCATCTGGTTATTGTAAAGAAAATAAATGTTACTTTAGACAATGGAAAATACTTCCTGAACAATTTTATGAGATGTTACAATATACTGGATTAGAACAATCAAGTATGGAACAATTAAACGAACAACTCAAAAAATTAGATTTAGATACAGTAGATAAGTTTCTACATCAAAATGAAAAAGGTAATCGTACCTCTTTAGTGTGTCATGGTATAGACCCAGAAAGATTTAAAGATACAATATTAGAAGTTCTATCAACATTTAAAGGATTACCAAAAGGTGATGTTAGACAAAAACTAGGTAATGCAGGTTTATGGATTACATGGGTTGATGAGTTTGATAAAGTAAAAGATTTAGACCAATTCTTTGATGGTGAATTCAGAGGTTGGAGTTCTGGTCCGACAGCAGTAAGAGTTGGTATTGAAGAGAATAAATCTTTTACTACACAAGTTTTTTTACTAGGATTTGATATGACAAGAGAAGGTCTTGTTAATAATGTTTACAAAGATACTGATTGTTATATATCAAGTGATTGTAAATATGTTAGTCCTACAAATTGGATAGAGCAACACACGGATAATTTTAAGAGTTATCCTAAAATAAAGTTTTACAGAGTCATAGATGACAAGTCTGAAATAGAAGAATGGTCTCAATATGACAATGTGAAAACAATTAGTTATGGACAAATGTTTGGCCATCTGGTTCAACCAGGTTGTAAATTTAGTTCAATCTAGTTGTATAAATAATACTATATTATGATTAAGTGAAGATAAAATAGCATATAATAGCATACGGAGAAAATATATGTCATTAGATACACTCAAAAAGTCTAATTCTTTAGACAAAATATTGGCTGCAGTTGAAAAAGAATCTGCACCAGTAGAAAAACAATCATATGTAGATGAAAGACTCTGGAAACCAGAACTAGATAAATCTGGTAATGGTTATGCAATCATTAGATTTCTACCTGCACCTGATGGTGAAGAAATGCCATGGGTAAAGTTATGGAATCATGCATTTCAAGGTCCAACTGGTAAATGGTATATTGAGAATTCACTCACTACACTAAATCAGAAAGACCCAGTTTCAGAGTATAATAGTAAGTTGTGGAACTCTGGTGTTGAAAGCGATAAAGAAATCGCTAGAAAACAAAAGAGAAAACTACAATACTACTCAAACATTTATGTAGTTTCTGACCCGAAGCATCCTGAAAATGAAGGTAAAGTTTTCTTATTCAGATATGGTAAGAAGATTTACGAGAAAGTGATGGAAGCTTTACAGCCTCAATTTGAAGATGAAACTCCTGTGAATCCATTTGATTTTTGGGAAGGTGCAAACTTTAAATTGAAAATCAGAAAGGTTGACGGCTATTGGAATTACGACAAGTCGGAGTTTGATAGTGCATCAAAGTTAAATGAAGATGATTCTGAACTAGACAAGATATGGAAATCAGAATATTCGCTAAAAGATTTTTTAGCTGCATCTAATTTTAAGACTTATGATGAACTTAAAAATAGACTTGACGATGTTCTTACTGGTAGTCAATCAACATCTGGTTCTGCAGAGAATGTAGAACTTGATGATACTCCAGAAGTTGATGTTGAAGACAAACAATATGTAGATAATGTTGTCAAAACAACTTCTACTGAAAGTGACGATAGTTTGGATTACTTTCAGAAACTAGCAAAAGAAGCCTAAAACTTCTTTTTGTTTCTCCTTATTGTGAAAGCGTGGCATTTTATGTCACGCTTTTTTTATATAAATAGTAGTAGGAGAGGCATATGGTAGACCCAATTTCAGCTTTTGGTATGGCAACGGCAGCTTTCAATGCAATTAAAAAAGGTTTTGAAGTCGGTCGAAGCGTAGAAACTATGTACGGTGACATAGGTCGCTGGATGAGCTCGTGTGAAAAAATCAATACAGAAGCAAAAAGTGCAAAGACAAAAGGTATGAGTGTAGAAGAAGAAGCACTTGAGATATTTGCACATCAGAAAAAAGTAAAAGCGATGGAGGAAGAGTTAAGAACATTTATTAACTTATCTCATGGTCCTAACGCATGGAATGAAGTATTAAGAATTCAGGCAGACATTAGAAAGAAAAGAAGAGAAGCAATTTTGAGAGCAAAAAAAGAAAGAGAACAAATGATTATGTGGGTGTTGGTAGGTTTAGGTTCATTATGTTCACTATGGGTAGTGTTTTATGTAATTTGGAAAGCAATGGGAAACTAAAATGAAATTAGAAGATTTGCCACTCAAGTTGATGAGAAGTCATTGGTTTTGGATATACTTGTTAGTCATAATACTATTTGCATTATTAACCTTCATTGATTTCATAACAACAATATGAAAAAATTTAAATGGAACCGCTGGCCTAGACCTAAAAGTAAATTTTCACTACCTTATGTAAGTCCTGTCAGAATGTGGAAAAGTGAAGTCGTATTAGTAAGATATGAAGAGGTAGAAGGCCAGAAAGTTCCAGTCTATATGGTAAGAGGTATTGATACTAGAAAGTATGGGCAGCAAGACTTCTAAAATTATAATCTTGAGTTACAGGGTCTATTATTTGTTTTGACATTGTATTATTATTTTGTGTAGAATTATCGACAACAGCTGTTGAAACATTGTTTTGACCCATACCTGCAACTTTATTCTTTAACATTTGATTTTCCATAGCCATAGCATTCACACCTGCATCTAATAATCTATCTGCTTCTGCAGTAGTAAACTTTGACCTTTGACTTGCATCAACACCAAGTGAACCACCCGCGGCGAGTGTACCTGCTTTGATTTGTTTTGCAAACTCATCTTGATTTGCAGAACCATATGCTGCATCCATTAACTCTTGTTTTTGAGCCTTTAAACTTTCTCTTAATTCTTTTTGTGTTTCACTTTCTAATTTAAAATCTTTTGCTTTAGGTCCAGAAATAAAATCTTTTATATTTGCAAATACACTTTTTTGTAAAAAACTCTTTTTCTTTTTTTCATTTTGGTCTTCTATTACTGATGCACCTTGAGTATCTTGTGCACTTGTATCTGGTGGTGTAACTGTATCTTCACCAGCTTCATCGCCACCAAAACCTAAAAACTTTTTAAGTTTATCAGGTATAATACCTTTCAGAAAACTTGCAATCTTTCTAGGTATAAACAATATTACATCAGAAATAAACTTAAATGCTTTTAGTAAGCTTTCTTTTGTTTTATCATTTAATGAGAATTTTTCTTTTAAAAAGTTACCTATATTAGTAAACAAATTACTAAAAAATTCAAGTGGATTAAAACCTTTAATTGCAGCTGCAAACTTTTCAAACCCTAATTTTTCTGCAATAAAACCAAAAATATTTTGAAATAATCGAACTGGTGCAAGAAATATTTCTTGTGCTATAATTTTTATTCTTTCGAGAACTGTTTGACCTTCTGTAAATCTTGCTCTAATATTTTGAATTGCAGTGACAACAGCACCAAATGCAAGTAAAACAGCGGCACCTATTGCAATAAATGGTAAAGCTGCTGCAGCCATGGGTATGATAGATGCCATCAAGGTACTACCAATTAACATTAATTTACCACCTACAAAAATTAATGCAGTTTTCAGTAAACCTGCAGTGACCATCATGCCTTTCATAACAAAACTTGCACCACTTATAATACCACCTACACCAAACATATTTAATGCTAACAACCCAATCGCAGCTGATAATATACCAGCATTTTCTGTTAATATATCCATACCACTTTTTGATTCATCATTAATATCTCTAAACAAGTCCATTAATTTTTCACCAATAAATGCTGCAAATGGTTTGATAAAGTTCTCATATAACTTGATTAAAGCTGGTATAATAACATCAGTAATCGTTTTTTGTATTTCTAGAAATAGTGGACTATTTAATAACTCTGGTAATTTTTTTAAAAATAAAAATAAAAAACCACCAACAACAATACCTTTAAGAGCTGTAACTAAAGGTGCAAAGAAACCACCTACAGCATCTTTACCTTTTGAAAACCCTTTACCGATAACACCAGCTAGTCCTTTAAATTTATCACCTAGACCTTTTAGAAAATCTGCAAAACCTCTTCTCTGTTCACCCTTTTCTTCTTGACTTGGCATAAGACCTTTTATGCCTTCTTTTAATCCTTTAAATTTTTCACCGATAAAATTACTTGCCTTCTCTTCACCTCTTGCAATAGATTCACCTAAACCAAGAAGAACAGAAGTACCTTCATTATTAGTGGAAGTATTATCTTTCGCTAATCTGTTGGCTTCTTCTTGTTTTTCATTAAGAGCACTTAAATTTGCATTTACTTGAGCTAAATCTGACATTTATTTTTTTACCTGCATACTACTTTGTTTACTTTTTACATATGCTTCTTTACCAAAGAAAGCTGCTACGATAGCTGCAACTGATACAAAGTATGTTGCTGCCATATCACCAAGTATTTTACCTGCTGTTTCTAATCCAATCCAGTGAGAAAACACCACTGCAAACGGATATAACAACATACCAGCAAGTGCAAACCATGCCATCTTTCTTTGTGCATCTTCTTTTTTATCTTCATTTTCAAGCCTCATCATTCTTTCGTCCATTTCAAGCTCCTTATCAGTAATGACACCATCTCCGTCTAAATCATATTGGCTATATTTAGTACCATGTTGAAACTTTTTATTTTTGTTTTCGTTGTTGTTCTTTAAGTCGTTCATTTTCTTCCTTTATGTGTTGTTGTAGTAAATTCACATAAATATCTCTTTCCCATGGCATCATATTTTCAATATCATTTAAACTATACTTATGATGTTGCATCATTGCAAAAGTAGTTTTAAAGTAATTCTCTAAATTATTATGGGAAAGAGAAACTAAAAAAAACTTTGCAGACCCTCCAATGTTACATCAGACTCAACTTGAGTATGAGGGTTTTTAACTTTTACATCGTGTTTTAGTTTAGGCATTGTAACAAAAAACTTTTGTATATTACCAAACTGCTGTGAGTTTAAACTATTAATAAACTCTTCTGCTTCATCTTTAGTAAAATCTTCAATTATATTTTCACCTTCATATACACTTTCAATACAATTTGGTATGACTTTAAAAAGTTCATTCAAATTTTTCATATCAACAGTTGTAACATCTTTTAGTGTAGGGTATTTCATAACAACTTTTATATTATCGTTCACATTTACCACATTTTTATGTTCTTCAGTAAGGTGTACTTTTACATCATTTAAATTTATTTCTTTACTGACCATTGTTTTATTATCATCAGGACATTTTACATTTACCTTTACTGATTCACCTACTGATTTTGAACGAATATTTAAAAACAAATATTCTACATCAAAAATCGGTAGTTTTGTTACATCAATTTTATTAAAAGTACATTCCTTTACAATATCAATAACTGCGTTTATTACATTTGTATCATTACCAGTTTCAGCTGCAACCATTAATATCTTTTCTTCTTTTACAAGAAAGGGTCTATACTTAACAGGTTCTTCAATAGTTCTCAACTTCAATTCATAAGTTGGTGTATTAATTTTAGGTAAAGCCATAATTTCTCCTATTCATCTAATATTAAATCTGCAGCTGCTCTTGAACCAGCAATCACAGAAGGTTTCGCCCCTGCCTTTCCTAGTATGTCCGTAAGAATACCTTTTGGACTTACTAAATTATATTTACCTCTCGGTGTGCTTTTTAAATAATCTTCAATATTACCTGAAGGTTCAGCACCTATTCTTTCCCAATATCTGTATGCGAATGAAACAGTAAGTTTTTGCATTTCATTACTATTTCCAACATTTAAATCTTGAGAATTAATTGCTTTTGGGTAAACTTCAAAAAGTTTACAACCATAACTTGATTTCTTTTCTTGTGCACCACTAAATGTCACAAAGTTACCAGGTAAAGATGCACTTCTACCTTTTGATAATTGAAATACTTCTATTGTACCAACAAAATCATTATAGTATTCCATATTGTAAGTACCTGCATCATAAATTCTTTTTTGCCATTCTTCAAAGAATATCTTTTCTGACATATCAACATTACAAAAGAAAGTTCCTGTAACTGTTTCAAACTGTACTAAATTTTGTGGTATCTCTCTTGCCGGACCATATATGTTATCATCAGGTGCAGACAAAATAGTTCTACCTGGAAATTGAAAAGTTTCACATCTTAATGAAATATATCTTGAATTTTCATTGTTGAATATTTTTGGACATGCGATTGCAATCTCAAAACGATTAGTCATTGCTGGTTCTTGACCATACAATGAACTCTTAAATTGATTAATTGAAAATACCATTAAATTATTTTCCTACTGTCAGACCACACTCTACTTGTAGATGATTTTTTAAATCGTTGTACAGGTAACATTAATGCAGTCAAAAAATCTTCACTATCTATTCGTCTAAATCTACTTCTTACTTTACTATTTAAGTATTTTTTTAAAGTAGGTTTTACAATGTTTACATTTTTTAATTTATTATAACTTGTAATTATTCTCATATCATCATCAGGACCTCTGGCATCTCTTTCTAATCTATCTAATAATCTTGCTCTTAATGCATAAGGTAGATAATGAAAGTTGATACCTAAAAAACCACCAGGTATACCTCCTATAGGTAACACTAATGGAAACACATCATAATAAGGTAATTTATCTTTATACTTCGGGTCATAAACATACATATTTAATCTACCAAAGTTTACTCTACCAGTTAGTTTACCATCTCTTAACAATTCACTTTGAGATGGTGTACCTAATTCTCTGATACGATTTCTGTACCATTGAAATGGTTCTTCACCAGACTTTCTGGCTCGTATATCGTTAAAAATACTCATTACTATTATTTATACTTGGGCATCAAATGTTGTTCTGTAAGAATTAAAAAGTCCATACCACGGTCTTTACAATACTCTAACGCTGATTTCCACTTTGCTTCATTTCTACCCCATTCATAAACATCTTTTACATAAGATTTTGTTTTTTTCTTGGGCATAACCGGTGGTTTAGTATATTTTTCTGGTTTTATTTCAACAATCATTTTTTTTATATTACCATCTTTTCTTTTGACTTTGATGTAAAAATCTGGAAAATATCTGTGTATCTTACCATCAGTAGGTAAAAAATAAGGAATATAAATCTCTTCAGAACCCCATTGTAATATATTTGGATTTTTATCACAATAGACCATAAATTTTCGTTCCCATAAACTTCTATAATAAATAGTAGTATAATTGCCCTTGTATTTTTTAGGGTTTGTAGGAACAAATCTACCAGTATAACTCATAGGAATATTTATATGAACTTTTCAAACAACTTTTTCTCAAGCGTATTGAGTAGTAAATTTGGTTCAATGTTTCAAGGTAGACAGGCTTTACCTACAAATAATTTATCAAACCCATTCTCACCTAACGATTCAGTTGCAGGTAATCACCCACAAAAAACAGTATTACAATATCCTTTAGACATTGGTGGTACACCTAATCAAGGACATTTTGTATTATTTAAGATAAAAAAACAACAACCAGGTGAATTAAAAAAGAATGGACAAGGTGGTGTTAAAACAAGTGCATCTGAAAATGCTGTTAATGGTGTCACAGGTGAAACAGTTTCATCTCAAGGTGGTGGTGGTGCAACTTCCTCATTTAATTTAAATAGTAATACTGGTAGAAGTAAAATGAAACCTTCTACACAAAATCAAGGTGAACAATTAACATTTAAAAGAGCACCAACAGTAGAAACTAATCAACTTATTGCATTATATATGCCGGCGACAGTAGAAGTACAATATCAATCAGCGTATGAAGATAAAGAAATAGGTGTTCTTGCAAAAGCTATTACTGCAGTTGGTGATGCCGAAAGTGGAAGAAAGGTAGATGAAGCTGGTAATCAATTAAAAGGTGAAGTAATACCTGAATTAACAAGAAACGCAATGGACGGTGCTGCTGGTGGTATGAAAGCAATTGAGTTTGCAAGGTCAGGTAAAGTTGTTACTAGTAGAATGGAATTGATTTTTAGTGGTGTGTCTAAAAGAGAATTTAATTATAGTTTTAAATTTTTACCAAAAAGTGTTGAAGAAGCAAATATGGTTTATGAAATCATACAAGTTTTTAAAAAACATATGTTACCAAGATTAGAAGGTGATGTAGGTACTTCTAGAACTTTTGTAACACCTGATGTATTTGAAATAGAATATCATTGGATAGGTGGTAAAGGTGCAAACGCATATTTGAATAAAATTTCAACCTGTGTATTACAAAATTTATCGGTAAAATATGGTGGTGGTAGATTTTCTGCACATACACCAACTAGTAGAGGACCAGATAATTTAGTAGGTTCTACACCACCAGTAGAGTCTGAAATTAGTTTGTCATTTAAAGAACTAGAAATAATTACACAAAACAATGTAGGTAGAGGATTTTAATGAGTTATTTTTCAAAGTTTCCTAAATTAGTTTATGATATCAAGGGTAATGGTAATGATGCGTTATTTACTCATATTTTAAAAAGAGTAAAATTACATTCTGCTGCTTCTGCAAATTCAAAAGTATTCGATTATTATCAAGTAGTAGAAGGTGAAAAACCAGAGGATATTGCACACAAATATTATGGTGATGCAAATTATCATTGGGTTATATTATTAGTAAATGATATTACAGATAGATATCATCAATGGCCAATGACAGTACCACAGTTTGAACAATTTGTCGCTGATAAGTATAGTAATCCAAATGGATTACATCATTATGAAATATCCCAAGACTCTGGTGAGTCAACAACTAAAATTAACATTGGTCAAGACAATACTGGTCACCCTACAGCAGACTCAATTAGTAATTATCAATATGAAGAAGCACAACAATTATTGTATAGTCAGATAAGACTTTTGAAGAGTGAGTTTTTAATACAGTTTGTAGAAGAGTTTGAAGACCTAGTGAACGAAGATACCGAGATTTAATGGTTCAATCAACAAAAATACAATATGCTGGTGAGTTTAATATTAAGAAGTGTGAACTTATCACTCACAGCGGAAACAAATTTGACTTAACACAAACTTTAGTAGAAGTAAATATCTACGAAAATTTGATGTCAAATAGTATCAATGCAAATATATCTTTTACTGACGATAAAGATGCAATTACATTTTTTCCAATAGTTGGTAACGAATATGTCAAACTAGAAATAGAAACACCTGAATCAACTAACTCTGCTTCAATCAATTTTAGAAAGCATGTTTTTGTTGTATATAAAATTTTACAAAAAGTTGATATACAACAAGCAAGTTTAATTTCATTATCATTAACAACAAATGAAATGTTTTCTAACCTTAGGAAAAGAGTATCACAAAGTTATACTGGTGCATATTCAGAAATGGTAGAAAAAATATTCAGAGATAAAAATTATCTGAATTCAAAAAAACAATTAAATTTAGAAGATACAGTAGGTGGTCATTCTCTTATAGTACCTAATATGCATCCATTCGCTGCAATTAATATGATTGCACAAAGGTCATTCTCAAAAAATAATACATCATCATATCTTTTTTATGAAACAACAAAATCATATAATTTTAGAACTTTAGAAAGTTTATTTGAACAAGGTTCTGTATTTTCTTTTGTTGTAGGTGAAGGTGGTGATTATCAAGATGGTAAAGTAAATCCTATGATGGCGAATCTTCATCAGGTAGAAAAGAATGAAATAATAAGTAATAATGATATATTAACTAACACCAAGTTGGGAATTTATTCATCAAAAATGATTGTTCATGATATATACAACAAAAACTTTAGTGTGAAAACATTTTCATACAAAGATGAGTTTGACAAAAAAGTTGATATCGAGAATCTTGGTGGAAGTAAAGGACACCCATTGTTTCCTGTAAACAGTATATTAGACGAAGATAATAATAAAATATCTGATTTTTCTGATGCCAATCTGACAGTACAATCAACATCTGCTGACGGCAACATTTTTGCCACTTCTACATATCCAAATCATAGAACACCCTATGGAAAAACAAATCCAAAAGAAGACATATTAAATAGGTTTTCAAAAATAGCACTTTTGAATAATGGTGTAAAACATTTTTTAGAAGTTGTGGGTAATACTGTGTTAGAAGTAGGTCAAATTATTACATTAAAAATTCCTAAAAACCAGACACATGAAAAATTTTATGATGAAAAATTATCTGGTAATTATATGATAACAGAACTACATCACTTCTTTTCAGAAGGTGGTGACAGAAAACATAGAATTGGCATGACAATAGTAAAAGATAGTATCAAAGATGGTTATCCAGATGCACTTCCTAAAATGCCTAAAGGTAGAGGAGCTACTAAAAAGTTATGATTGATTCACGAAAGGATATAAACATGCGTAATAAGAACTCAAAAAAATTAAGACAATTCAACTTTCAAAAACAAGAGAGAAGAGCAGCAACCATTACAGATATGAATAAATATATTGAGTTAAACAAAGAAACCACGAAGAGATTCTTAACGCAAACGGAAGAAGATGAAAAGTTACAAGCAATTAATTGAAGGGGTATACGACCCTAATATTTTTAAAGCGTTTTTTCTTGCTGGAGGACCAGGCAGTGGTAAGTCATTTGTTGTTAGACGAGCCACTGGTGGTCTTGGTTTAAAGATTGTGAACTCTGATACTGCATTTGAAAAATTACTTAAAGATGCAGACTTTAACATGGATTTTAGAGATATGAGTCCAGAAAAAAGTTTAGAAAGAGATGTAATAAGAAAAAAAGCAAAAGAAATTACAGATAGAATGCAAGGTAATTTTATCGCTGGTAGATTAGGTTTAATCATAGATGGTACTGGTGCAGAATATGATAAAATTAAATCACAGCAAGGTAGATTACAACAACTTGGTTACGATACTTATATGATATTTGTGAATACTTCACTAGATACTGCGATAGAAAGAAATAATGCGAGAAGTAGAAAATTACCTTTAGATATAGTCAAAACATATTGGAATAGAGTACAAGCGAATATAGGTAAGTTTCAGAATATGTTTGGTAGTACAAACTTTATTATTGTTGATAATGATAATGCAAAAGAAGATGTATTTAATAAAGTATTCAAAAGAGTTAGAAAACTAACAAAGAAAAAAGTAAATAATTATTTAGCAAAACAATGGATTGAAAATCAATTAAGAATGAAAAAGATGTTATCCCAAAAATAGTCAGCATTGACTTTCAAAAAATACCTGTTATAATATAATAAACAACTAGAGAGGTTATATGGCCAGAAAGAAACTAACTCAAGAACAAAAAGAGGCTAGAGTTAAAATACTTGCGAAGGCGAGAGAAAAGAGATTCAAAGAGAATCCACCACAATATAAGAACATATGTCCAGATGTTTTATCTTTACCTGATGATGCACCAATGTCATTTGCGAAAGTAAAACAGTGGATTAAAACACAAAAAGATATCGCATCTGAATCTGAAAGAGCATCTAGAAGACATGGTGTAGAAACAAAGATAAAATTTAAAGAAAAGTCTAAAGCTCTTAATGCAAGAGGTTATATTAGATGGTTAAAATATTATCTAGAAACTGGTATTTTTCCAGGTGACTTTGTAGGTGAATATGAAGATAAACCTGTACATAGAAGAATCATAGCAGGACCCAGAGAAGGTTGTAGATTAAAGGGTTCGTTATTGGTTGAGTAGCATTGACTTTACTGAAAAGTATGTTATACTCTAAATAATAATAATATTAAACAATGAGGATATATGCAGAGTACAAAACAAGCATGGGATTGGCGTATCCAAGAAACGCTAGTAAAAGAAGTTCTTCGGTTAGACCCAGAGAATTCTTACATCAAGAAATGGTGTGAGATGCAAAATCATCACGGTGCAAATATTAGAAAAGCCCGAGATTATTATTTAAAACATGGTAAGTCTCCTGAAGAGAATGGTGATTACCCACCAGGGAGTTGTATATGATTGGAGTGAAAGCTGGTGTAGGTCATTTGAATCATAAGGGTGTAATGAAGTGGTTAGAGTCCATACATAAAGATACTTTACAGTATGGTACTGAAGACCAACAGTTTGTCCTTGAACAAATGATTGATTATTTTAAACACGATTACAGAGAAGGTAAACCTCTTGTAAACAAAAACATAATAGGATATTAAAATGGAAATTTTATCAATAGTTAGTATATTTTTTTCAATAGTTTCATCATTATTTGTATATGATGAATCAGAGTTTTTTGCACACAAAAAAAAGATGGAACGAATGTATGGCCCATGTGAATGGGAGTATGTAGGTAAACAAGAAGTAGACCCTACTGCAGAATCTATACCATTAATTCCACCAGTTGGTAAACCTTATATATTATTTAAACAAGTTTGTGAAAATGGACCAAAGAATAGTACATAGACTTTTAGATAATTGCTACAAAGCACACGATGAGTGTAAATCAGAAGATTGGAAACTCTTCTGGTTAAACACTGCAGAAAAAATATCTAAAAAATATAAAAAGTTTATACACTAATGTTTTTAGCTCTAGTAACTTTGTTCATCGCACTGGCAATAAGTGCGGTTGCGGCGTTTTATAGTATCGTAGGATTGATGGCAATCTTTTCTGCATCTGCACTATCAATCGCAATAATGGGTGTCGTTCTTGAGATAGGTAAACTGATAACTGCATCTTGGTTATATCAAAACTGGAAAACAGTACCAAAGGTACTAAAGTATTATCTCACAACTGCAGTTGTTGTATTAATGTTTATCACATCTATGGGTATATTTGGATATCTATCTAAATCACATATTGATGCTGGTACAAATACTTCTCAATTAACAGTAAAACTTGATAGAATAAACAGTAGAATTACATCAGAACAAAAAGTAATTGATAGGGCAGAAAGACAATTAGAAAATTTAGATAAGGCACTAGAAAGATATGTAGAATTAGGTGCAGTAAGTAAAGGTTTAGATAGAAGAGAAAAACAAGAAGAAGAGAGAGAAAAGTTAACCAGTATGGTTAACAAATCACAGTTAAAAATAGATGAATATCTTGATGAGAAATCGAAATATGAATTAGAGATAAAGAATTTTGAAGTTGAAGTAGGACCACTAAAATATATTTCTGCGTTAGTTTATGGTGATAAGGCACTTGATTATCTTGACAAAGCAGTTAGAGCAGTTATATTAATATTAGTATTTGTTTTTGACCCTTTGGCAGTTCTGTTAGTGGTTGCTGCAAATATAAGTATTAATGACTATAATAATAAGAGAAGATTAGAGAGATTAAGAAAATTTAAAAAAGAAACTAAAGATAAAATTTTTGTAAAAAAAGAACCAGTTGGTGATGGTACTGCACAAAAAGTAACCAAAACTAAAAATGGTGTAACAATGGAATATTACGAATGATTAGTCTAACTCAATCAGCAAAAGAATATTTATATAACATCGCCAAAAAGAATAATAAAGATATCGTATCTTTTGGTGTATCAGGAGGAGGTTGTGCTGGATTTAGTTATAAGTGGGATTATCTTGACAGTTACGATAACTCTTTCACTATATTGCCAATTAAAGATAATGTTGTTCTTGCTATAGATAAAGTTGCAGAAATGTATATCATGGGTAGTGAAATAGATTATGTACAAGAACTTATGGGTAGTTTTTTAAAGATTAATAATCCACTCACGAAGTCAAGTTGTGGGTGTGGAGAATCTTTTAGTGTTTAAAACAACTATCTATGTTATATTACATGCAATTGTATGGTTTACTCTTATGGTTGTGTTTCCAGATATAACATTTGGTAAAAGTAAATTAGATGTCTAGATTGAAGAAATATTTATCTGCAATATTGTTTAGAGTCTTTGTAACAACAATATTATTTTTAATTATATGTTTCTCTATTGCGATTTCAGTATCAAAAGGTATAGACCCTAGTAAGGGTAGATACTATGGTGAACGAAAAGAATATATTGTACATTGTAGAATATATGATGAAAAAATAGACAGAAGTAGGAAAGAAGAAGAAAGAAAATGTTTTTATGAGTGTTCTGATAAGGAAACAGTTGTTGTGACAACAAGTATAGGATATCCTTGTCAAAACATGATAAAAGAGAAAAGAAAACCCTAAATATAAGGGTCAACAACTATTGTAGGAGGTTTTAAATGGCGTACAGTAAACAACTAATAGACCATTATGAGAATCCAAGAAATGTGGGTTCACTTGATAAAGAAAAGAAAAATGTTGGTACAGGATTAGTCGGAGCGCCAGCGTGTGGTGATGTTATGAAACTTCAAATTGAAGTTGATGACACAGGTATAATAACAGACGCTAAATTTAAAACATTTGGGTGTGGCTCTGCAATAGCTAGTAGTTCATTAGTTACTGAATGGCTGAAAGGAGCTCACATTGATAAGGCACAATCAATTAAAAACACAGAGATTGCAACAGAGCTCGCATTACCGCCAGTTAAAATCCACTGTTCGGTACTTGCAGAAGATGCTGTCAAAAGTGCAATCAATGATTATAAACGAAAGTGCAGTTGTAATGATTAGTGGGAAATTTTGTAAAAGATGTGGTCACGATTCCCATTGTGGAATAGTCAATGAAAGTTGTAATAAATGCGAATGTGAAAAATGCCTAGACAAAGAAGATTAGGTGAGAAACCTATCGAGAAATATGAAGTTTATCACGGATATGACCAAGATGTACACACTTGGTTTATTGAAGTACAAATTCCAGAAATAGGCACTGGATATATTTTAAAATGGTTCAAATCAGAAGAGGAATATGAGAAAGGTCTAAAAAAGGTATTATGGAGACTTTACCGTTAATACTATTTTTAATTATAATTCTTTCTATATTTTTAGGATTATGGGATTAATTGGACTTTTAATCATACCTCTTCTGATTATATTGATGTGGAGAGATTAATATAATGTATAAATATATGTACCATTCACATGGTTATAAAGTGGCTGATAGTCCATCAGTTAAAAGGGCATTATGTTTAACGATTACAAGGAGAATATAATGCAAGTAACCAAAAACATAATCAAATTTAATAAAATGTTAATCGATATACCTAACGAGTGTAAGAGAATATGGGATATGTCTGAAAATCGTTGGGGTTATAGGAAAGTAAAAAAATAATGGATAAAGATGTTGAATTTTGGGAACACTGGTGTCCTGTTGAACAGGACATCATTGGTACTGAAAAAGGTCATACTTGTAACTGGTGTGACGCAACTGAAAATGATGAGTAGTTATTTCCTTTGAAAAGAGAGAGGTTATAAGGAACATGAATGAAGAAGATTTCAAAAACTTTAAAAGGTTTGATAAGATATACTGGAAACTTAATTTAGTTGATACAGTTCTATTAATAATTGTGGTCGCTGTGGTTTTAGTATCTTTATATGTTTAAATTACCTAAAAATTCTACTATAACAAAAGGAAAGACTTTTGGTAAACCAAAGAATCTGGTTCTAAACATTTATCGTTGGAATCGTGAGAGTGGTAAGAATCCTAGTATAGACAAATATCATTTGAACAAATCAAAAATAGGTCCAATGTTACTTGATGCAATAATGTATATCAAGAACAATCTAGACCCATCATTAACATTTAGAAGAAGTTGTAGAGAAGGTATCTGTGGTAGTTGTTCTATGAACATCAATGGTACAAATACTCTTGCGTGTTTAACACCCATCGATAAGAAAGAATTTAACATTTATCCATTACCACATATGAGTGTCATAAAAGATTTAATTGTAGATTTAAAACCATTCTTTGACCAATACAAAAGTATCAAACCATATGTCGTTACCGGAAAGAAACCTAAAAAAGAACATATACAATTACCAGAAGATAGAAAAAAATTAGATGGATTATATGAGTGTATATTGTGTGCTTGTTGTTCAACATCATGTCCAAGTTACTGGTGGAATAGTGATAAGTTTTTAGGACCTGCGATACTGTTACAAGCGTATCGATTTATCGTTGATAGTAGAGATAAGAATAAAAAAGAAAGACTAAAACAACTAAACGATGCATTTAAATTATATCGCTGTCACACCATAATGAACTGTACAAAAACTTGTCCTAAAGGTTTAAACCCTGCCAAAGCAATATCTGAAATAAAAAAATTACAAGTAATTAATGACTAATTTAATAGAAGTATATAATTGTGATGTGAATTTTGATTTTCTAAAAGATATTCAAAGTAAATTAATAGATGGTGTGATTAAATTTGGTGATAATAAACCAATGGTAGATAAATCTGTTAAGAGTTCTAAAGAATACGGATTTAAACCTGATGACCCAAGACTCATATCTTATAGAAATCATTTACAAGAGTGTTTAGAAAAATATATAAAGAAATATCATCATATAGTACATCACCCACATTTTAATGTAATAGAAAATATAAATTATCAAGTCTATGAACCTGGTGATGGATATTATAATTGGCATTTCGAAGATATTGATATTGGTCGTGTATTAGTATTTACAACATATCTGACAGACACAAAAGATGCAGGTACAGAGTTTTGTTATCAAAATTATAAAAGTGAATGTAAAAAAGGTACAACTTTATTATGGCCAGCTTACTGGACTCATACACATAGAGGTATGATTAGTAAAACAGAAAGAAAAGAAATACTTACAGGTTGGTTTACTACGACAGGTAAAGTGTCAAATTAAAAAGTCCGTCATTTTCTTGACAACTAATAAATATTAGTAGGAGAGAGAAATGTTAGAAATAGTAAATTCATTATGGCCAATGTTTATAGGATTTATTACACTAGTAGTGGTTCTGTCCCAAATGTATATGAGAATTCAAGTTCTTGAAGAAAAAGTCAAAGTTCTATTCGAACTTCACAACAAATCAAAATAGTGTTGTATTTCTACAACAAATAAAAAAAAATTGCATTTTTTTTGCTTTTACCCTTGACAGTGCTATAAAAGCATAGTACAATAAGTACATAATCAAGAAAGAAAGGAAAAAACATGATTAATTTTGTAACAAATAGAGAATACTCTGGTAAGAATGTTGATATTCTTATGGCGAGTGGTAAAGGTAGCGAGTTCGCTGGGTTTCATCAAGGTAAGAAGTTCTTTGGTGTAACTGGTAATCAACTAAAAGGTATGAAAGCTGCGGCTGTAGTACAATTTGTTGTAGAAAAGAAAGACTCTGAAGGTAAAGAATCAAAGTCTATTAGATATAAATCTGTATTCGCAAAATCTGATTTTGAGAATGCAATTAAAAACAATAAGAAAGAGGTCAATAATGGATAAATTTGTTGAGAGAAGAAAACAAAGAGAAATTAATAGAATGTCTAAAGATAATCTTTACAAACTATTAGATGGTACTGACTATATGAAAAATCCAGATAAGTTAGATGAATATAGAAATACCAAAAACAAAATGTTTGAAACTGTAAGTTGGTTTGAATTAGAAACTATGTCACTAAATCAGTTTTTAAAACTTGCAGACAAGGTTACTGTCGAGTCTCCAGGGACATATACTATTAGTGATTTAATCAGAAAGTTAGGTAGGGTATAATGTATAATGAAATTTGGAAAGAAGATAAAATTAAGATGAAAAATCTAGTCAACAATCATAACGCTATGTTGGCTGGTCAGTATCCAGATGGTGAATACTTTGAAGAATTCAGTAACATTTGTAAAAAATATGATTTCAATCCAGTGTTGGCTTGGGAATATTTTGAGGAGTGTGTATAATGAATAATTTATTCTGGATATGTGTTGGTATTGCACTTGGTGCATTATTTCCTAAACTAACTGATACTGCATCATTAGTTATGACAAGAATATTTGAATTACTAATAGGAGTTTAACATGAAAATGAAGTATGAAGAATTTGTATCAATTATGGACGAGTCGTTTAACTATAAATTAGACTTCAAGTCTTGGAATAGAGATGAGTTTTTACAGTTTTGTAGAGATTTTTTCAATGGTAAAACAGAGTATTATATGGACGAAAACTTCAAGAAATATTTTGCAAAAAAATGCAAAAAAACCCTTGACATTGGTTTCAGAGCATAGTATAATAAAGACATAAAGTAAAGAAAGAAAGGTAAATTATGAAAAATTATGTAAGTTTAGAAAGAGCAAAATCAGTTGATAAAGATGTATTGATTGATAGAGCGTTTGATAAGTTCAACAAACAAAATGTTGACAAGAATGGTAACTATGTTAAGTATAGTGACCTAGAACAACACTTTGATGGTAATACTCAAATGTATGAAGGTCTTCAACAGTTAGAAGACGGATTGATTGATTACATTGAGATTATTCAAACTGTTAAAAGTATGGTTAAGAACAAGTTAAGAGATGGTAACTTTGGTGTTGACAAAGAAGTCAGAGATAAGTTATTCTATGAGATTCAAGACCTACAAACATATGCCAATCAGTGGTTACCTGATTACGCAGGTGATGTGATTGGTGGTTTTAACAAACTTGTCGGTGATACTGACGAAGAAAATTTTCATCAACTATAAGAGAGAGGATATTATGGAAAAAATACAATTACCAAAATGTGAAATTGAAAAAAGACAAAGAGTCCACGATTTAGAAAAAACTGTGTTGGCTCTAAATGAGTGGTTTGAGAAAGAACTCAATGGGTATATGTCATCAAAAAATGTAATGACTATTCCGTCTGGAGGTAACAATGAGTAATAGAAAGGTTTGGAGAAATCTGGGTTATCCTCATTACGCCAGTAAAAAGTTTACACCAGAAGAGTACAAGGTGTATGTAAAGAATAATAACAAGATTTTTGAGTACACAGGCGAAGATAAAATCGTGTCTGTTACTGAAAAAGAATATAAACTTCCATTTTAGAAAGAGGTAAATTATGATGTTAGAAGGTTATACAGTAAACGAAATACAAGACATTATTCAAACTGCAATTGACAGTGCGAATGATGATAAGGGTCATGGTGTAGAAGGTGCACTTGACGATTTACAATCTTTGGTGAGTGATTTAGATGAACACCAAAATATACAAATACCATTAGTGAAAGAGGTGAAATAATGTCATTCAATATAGGTGAGAGACCAAAATTCAATCATTACTCTGACCCAGGTCATTCTTGGGTTAGAGTACCTTTCTTATTCATTAACTATTTGATGTTAAAGAATAGGATTTCATCTTACTCATATGTAAAGGGTAAGTGGATATATTTAGAAACAGATTGTGATTACTCTGTATTTTTAGAAGCGTTTAGAGACCACTGGGGAAGAAAAAAAGACCCTATATTAGTCGATAAGTACACGGACAATATATCGAGAATAAGATATTACGACTCTTATTCTTCCGATTTAGTCACGGTTTAGAAAAATTTTTATAAGAATAAATAGAAACAAATGGCAAAGATAATTAACTTTTCTGACCACTTTCGTAGAGAACAATCAGAAAATAAGTTGCGAAGAATAAAACAACAATTAAACTCTGCATTAGGACTAAATCTATCAGACGATTCAATACGATATCTAATGACAGAACCTGGAGTAAATATGGAAGACCCAAAGACTAAATCACCCGAACAACTCACACTATTTGATTTTTTACCAACAGATAAAGAAACAGAAGAAATAGAGTTTATATCTGACGATGGTGATGAATTTATATTTGAACTGGAACCAGACTATGACGCCTGATTGGACTAAACCAAAAATAGACGAACAACAATTAGGACAGTTTTCAGATAAACCAAAAAAACCAAAAGAAGTGAATGGACCTAAAGGACTTGAACCTACGAGATATGGTGATTGGGAACGAAAAGGAATATGTTACGATTTCTAGGAGAGAGAAATGCCCTACATACCTGCAATCAAAGTGATTATCACATTGTTAATCATACAACTAATACTACACATTACAGAAATATTAATCGATTTAAATCTAATAACAATCTAGGAGAGGAGAGAATGGGATACGAACATATACAAAGAGGTGTATCAGAAGTATTACAGAAACAAGAAAAAGAGAAGCAAGACATACTACTTGTAACAGAAGAAATAGTATGTTGTGAGAAAGACCACCCAAAGGTATATATCAATGTACCATCAGGTGGAAAGGTGATGAGATGTCCATACTGTAATCAAGGATACATGAGAGAATAATGTATAGAATTGTAACACAAAATAGATGTGTCTATTGTATTAAAGCGAAACAGTTAATGAACGAGAATGATATAGAGTATAGAGAGGATTCTTTGACCGGAAGTCCTTTTCTCAAAGAAGAAATGAAGCGTATGGGATATAAAACAGTACCACAGATATGGAATCATAGAGGAGAACATATAGGTGGATATGATGATTTAGTCAGATATTTTGAAAGAACTATATTGAGTGAAACAAAGTGATTTAACCATATTGTCTATATGTGCGATAGTTTTACTACTATGTAATCTCTGCGTAGGAATCTATTTAATTGTTTTAAAAATATGGTGAAGTGTCCATTTGATTTTGTTGCATATCGGCTTTCGAAGCGATTTACCCCAAAAAATATATAGAGAATCTGTTGTAATAATACAACAACCACCAAATTAATTTGCATTTATTTGCATAGGGCCCTTGACAACCCCTAGTATACCCTTTATACTATACTTGTAAACATTGAGAAAGGCATATAAATTATGAAAGATTCAGATAGATTCGAACAATATAGAACTGGTATGAATGTACTATTTAAGTATGTACCAGACTTTAGTGCACCCCTTATGATAGAAGGTGTGATTAAGAACATCGTTACCAATTCAACTGGAAAGAGATTAGAGTACCTCGAAGTTGAGGCGGTGAAGTCAAAGCTTATGCACTTCATAAGTAATGATGAAGTTTATTCCACTATTGAGTATGGTGGTTAATATAGATTGAGGATTTGCACCTCCGACCCTACTGGAGTTCATATCGAACTAGGTGCTTAAAGAGCACACTGCATAGGTCGGGGGCCTTACTGCGGCCGGCGGCGTAAAACATCACCGGCAGTTATAATCTATAAATGTAATAAAGATACAACGGAATATTTTATGATATGTAATTTTTATGGTAACCCAGACTACTGGCGAAATCACAATAACAAATGGTTAGAAGGTAAATGGTTAGTAAAGAAGAAATAATCAAACGAATTAAAAAAGATATGCTTACAAAAGGTTATCTGAATAAGTATAGTAGTTGTTTAAGTAAGCCCACCCCCCGAAAATCTGACTAGCATGATTTCGACTCCTTGTATAAAGGTATGTAAACTGATTGGAAACAGATGTGTAGGGTGTGGTCGTACATTCAATCAAATTAGTAATTGGTTAAACTATACTGAAAGTAAACGAAAAAGAATAATGGAGAAGTTGCATGGACAATGACCCTTATTTACAATTAATGAATGAAATGAAAAGTATTCGTAAAGAGATGAAAGAATTAAACGATAAACTGGACAGCCATATATCGTTTATAGAAGGCGTATATCGTGGACTACGACACCCACTTGACAAAGTAAAGGGTTGGTTCTCATGATATGCCTATTGACAAATCGTAGTTACTGTGATATAGTAGCTACATAATAATAACTAAACTATGGAGTGTATATGTATAAAAAATTAAGTACAACACAAAAAATTATAAACAAACTTAACTCTGGTCGTAATGTGACTTGGTCTTATCTCAAGACAAAAGTTAAATCACCTAGAAAACTGATTGATTCATTGAGAGCATCAGGTATGTGTATCTATCGTAATAATACTACACAAGGTGTTGCGTATAGAGTTGGTAGACCATCAAGAGCTATGATTGCTGCGGCAAATGTTGCTATGGGTTCTACTGCATTAGCTTACTTTGGTAATACTGGTGCGAATTCGTAAAGAAGTTTTAGCTGGATGGACACTCATTGCTTTGATAGTAATGAGTGTTTACTCTTTTTGCTCAATGTCGATGCAAGTGCTCGATGAGAAGCATAAGAATATGACTTACGAGGAATGGGTTAAGCCTCGTCTGTTACAGTAAAAAAATAGCGTAAAAAAAGCGTGAAGACCCTTGACTTATATTGAGAGTATGTTATAGTAATATAGAAAAGAAAGAATTTATGAAAAAAAGATTATTACCCTTTAGAAGTGACAGAGTAGCAAAGTATTATGCAGAGTACCCTGGGTCAGTTTATATCGGTTGGGTCGATAAGAAAGACTTACCCTATCGTTGTGCCTTTGGTGATTACGATGGTGGTGCGTATTGTGTAGAAAGAGATGATGAATGAGTTATACTTTGTTTATTGTTTTAATTTTTACAAATGTGTTTGAAGGTCAACAAAAGACTTTTAGTATTGATGTACCTGACCAGACGATTGAAACTTGCGATGAGGCAATTGAGAATCTACAAATTGATTTAGATTTTCCTGGTATGAAATTTAGTGTCGCTGCGTATTGTGAACCAGGAGGTACAAATGCTTAATGTTTGGTATAAAGTTTGTGACTTTGTTGAATTTAAAATGTGGCCACATAAATTAGAGATACTTGTATTGATACAAGCAATACTTTCTTTGATATTGATATTTGGTTTGTTTTATTCATTAGGAGTTGATTGTTCATGAGTTGGAAAGTAAATTCAGAAAGAATAGCAAAAAGACACAACATACAAACATTTGATAAGTTGACTTATGAACAAGCAAAAGAAATAGGTTTTTGTTATTGTGTACCTTACACAAACAAAGAAGCATCAAAAGAATATGCAAAAGGTGCGAAGGCAGAATTAGATTATAAATTTGAACAATGGAAGAAAGGAGCATCATGAAACTATTAATTGGTATAATCATTGGATTCTTTTTGACTTGGTATTTTCCAATCGAAGATGAAATTGAATCAGCATTTAATAACTCTGATAGATTTTTAGAAGCTGTCATGGACACAATGAATGAAGTCAAAGAAGATAATTCAGTTTCCGAGTAAACAAGAGTTTCGTATAGAGTTTATGATAGATGATGAAATCTCTATGAGAGGCTCTAGTCAAAACATACATTGGAAAATAGAACATAATTATGGTATCGCTAAAGTACAAGCGAGAACAAGAAAACAAGCAAAAGAATTCATCTGTGAGTGTATAGATGTTTTAGAATGGATAGAATGAAATATACTTTAATACTACTGGCAACAATATTATGCTCAAGTTGTTCAAATGTACAACTTGGTTGGAATGAAGATTGTCAATGTCAATTACGAAAACAATTTTAAGGAGAAGTATATGAAAATATTTTTAGTTGCATCTTTACTGTGTATCAGTGCATGTGCAGATAAAGGATATGAAGCATTACCTAATCACGACCACATTAAGTGTACTGGTAAGTGTGATGTAAGATTAAAATAGGAGTTCGTATGAACAAAGATAGATTATGTGCATACTTATTAGTAGCACTCTTTGCAATACTTTACATCATAGGATAACATCATGTGTGGTTGGTATCCTTTAGAAATAGAACATGGACGAAAGAATAAACGAAATATGGAACGAGTTACAAAACCACTTCTCAAGCGAAGTACCAAACCCATACAACTATCCTAAATGTTTTTGGTATTATTTGCAAGTTTATAAGTTTGATAAAGATGAAGGTAGAGTTAATAGATAAAATGGGAACTGACTTGTCTGTTGTAAATGCAGCAAGAGTATCCTACGCAAAAGTAAAAGAGAAATTTGAAGCTTCAGATGAACGATTAATTCGTTATCTGGCAGAACACAATCACTGGTCGCCTTTCGCACATACCTTTCTTTCTTTTCGCATCAAGGCACCAGTGTTTGTGGCTAGACAATTAGTCAAACATCAAATAGGTTTAGTTTGGAATGAAGAGAGTCGTAGATATATTTCTGATGATGTAGAAATATATCGCATAATAAACTGGAGAGAGAAACCACAACATAGTAAACAAGGTAGTGGTGAGAATTTAAAACTATCTATTGATATTCAAACTGAAATAAATGAACATTTAAATCAAGGTGTAAGTCTTTACAAAAAATTATTAAATGAAGGTGTTGCACCAGAACAAGCTCGTTCTGTATTACCACAGAGTATGCACACGAATTGGATATGGTCTGGAACACTATATGCTTTTGCAAGAGTGTGTGGTTTACGATTAGATGACCATGCACAAAAAGAAACGCAACAGATTGCAAAACAATTAGACATACATTGTGAAGATGCATTTCCTATCTCATGGAAATACTTGACAAAACATAAGGAATAAAGTATAATGAGTAAATGGTGGAAAGGGTTTCTATTTGGAGTCCTCACAACAATAATAACTTTAATACTATTAATAAGATGATATTAGAATCTGAAATCTTACGACAAGCAATCAATGATTGTGGTTCTATGGTTCGTAAGTATCAATTTGAAAAAGACAAAAAAGATATATGTTCTTTTTGGTGGAAACAAATTATTCAACTTACAAAAAAAAGAAAAAAAGTTTTGAAAGAAGAACATCGACAGGCCAAAGAGATAGCTGATTATTTCGAATAAATAAGAGTATGGAAAATTCATACTTTATGGGCCGAGATGGTTTTATGTGGTTCATTGGTGTCGTTGAAGATAGAAACGACCCAGAGAGATTAGGCCGAGTCAGAGTTCGTGCACTTGGCTATCACACCGAAGATAAAACTAAAATCCCAACAGACAGTTTACCTTGGGCAACAGTAATGATGCCTGTTACTACACCATCTATGAATGGTTTAGGTCACACACCTTTTTTAGTACAAGGTTCGTGGGTAATTGGTTTTTACAGAGATTCTCAACATCTACAAGAACCTGTAATCATGGGAACTCTTCCAGGTAGACCAGCTGACTATTCAAATACTGATACAGGTTTTAGTGACCCTGGTGATAATAAAGATTATGGTTATTACGATAAAGAAAAAGACACCTATACATATCCTGTAAGAAAAGAAGAGTCAGATATAAATCGTTTGGCTGTACCAAGTGTAACTCATGGTAATCGTTCAGCCAGAGATGACGCAGCAACACTTGAAGTACCTTTAGCAAATACAACGACCACTTGGGACGAACTTAAAACAACTGATGAAACATCAAGAGGTAAAACAGAAGAACGAGGAACATCTACTGAAACAAATGATGAAAGAGAAGAAAAGAAAAGAGTTGGTTCTGAATATCCATACAATCATGTTAGAGAAACAGAATCTGGTCACATTGTAGAATTTGATGATACTCCGTTTGCAGAGCGTGTGCACGAATATCATCGTACTGGAACTTTTTACGAAGTAGATGCTGATGGTAATAAGGTAACAAGAATTGTTGGAAGTAATTATGAAGTTGTTGCAGGTTCTGAATTTGTAAATGTTAAAGGTGATTGTAATTTAACAATAGACTCTAATTGTAGAACTTATGTAAAAGGTAATTGGGATATACAAGTTGATGGTAACCTGACAGAAGTAATTAAAGGTAATCATACTGAAACGATTGATGGTAGTCATTCTGAAACAATTAAAAAATCTCAATCATCAAGTGTAACAGGAAGTGTATCAGAAACTTATGGTGGAAACCAAGATACTAGAGTTACAGGTAATATAGATATTCGTGGTAAACGAATAGATTTAAACAAGGAGTAATCATGGGTCATGATGATAGTCCAATAATTATAGAGCAAAGTATAGATAACTTTGAAGGAACTAAAAGTATTAATGTTAATGCTTCAGAAGGTATGTCCGATGTAGAAGCTGGAATACAATTTATTTATGATATAAAATATCATACAACAGATATTGCTATAGCAACAGCGTATGGTCTTTTCATTTATTTAATCGTTAGACTCATAAATAAAATTACATCATAGGAAGATATAATGCCACCTAGAAAATCTAGAAAAATACAAGTGATAGTTCACGAACCTACATTTAAAAGAACATCTATTGGTAGAGGTAAAGTAAAAACATCTACAATGAATAAAAACAAAAGAAGAAGTTGGAAGAAGTATCGTGGCCAAGGGTGATGGAGAATATATTATACTGGTGAATGGTAGAGTGAAAACTTATACCAACTGGGAAGATTTACCTAGTTCGTTTGAGAACATAATTAAATTTAATCCGACACCTCCTCCTTCACCTCACACAAAAGAAGACCACGACTATATAGAAACATTTGATAAGAAACTTCACGAACTTATGGATAGAGAGGAAGAGTAATGGGAACATTAACAGTAGACAATTTAAATGTAAATAGTAATATTATCGGTGGTAAAATCAATGCACCAATGTTTTTAGCAAATTTAAATTCTGACCAAACTGTAACAAATAATGCAAGAACTAAAATTCAATGTGCAACAGTAGTATTTGATACTGCTGGAAATTATGATAACTCAACTAATTTTAGATTTACACCAACAACTGCTGGTAAATATTATGTATTTGGTCAAGTTGAAATTTATGCAACTGGTCAATCAAATTTGCAATGGTTATTAACTGAAGTATGGAAAAATGGAACAAGTAGCAGTAGTACTACTAATGTGTTTCAAGGTTATACTGACCATAGAAATAACTATGGTGATGGTGGTAATGCATATGCTGGTGGTATTTTTGATATGAATGGCTCAAGTGATTATTTGGAATTGTATGCTTATCCCAGCACAACAAGTGGAACACCCACAGCGGCGGCTGGTACTGATGGAAGTTATTTTGGTGCGTTTAGAATAGGAGTGTAGAAAGGATTAAATATGGCAAGTCTTGATAAAAAAATAGAAGCATATATGGGAAGAAGTGTTGATTTTATGAAAGAAGTAACTTTGCAAGATGATGGTAAAGGTGCATATATTGCCGAATGGAATATTAAAGATAAAACTAAACCAACAGATGACGAACTTAAAGCTAAAGAATCTGATGCAGATAAACTAGAAAAAAATGCAATAGTAATAGATAATAGAAAAGCAGAATATGGTTCAGTAGAATCACAGATAGAATACATTACAGAAAATGGTATTGACAAATGGAAAGAAAAGGTTGATGCTATAAAAAAGAAATATCCAAAGGAATCGTAAATGCCAGCAGTAACAAGAAAAGGTGACGCAGATGTCACTCATTGTTCAACACCATTTAGATTGGGTTGTTCAGAAGATGTATTTGTAAACAATATCGGAGTATCACGACAAGGTGATGTAAATACAGTTCATGTATTACCTGGTTTACCTTGTCCTTCTCATCAACAAGTTATTACCACAGGTTCAACAACTGTCTTTGTAAACAATGTAGGTTGTGGTCGTATTGGTGATGGTATTACAGCTTGTACTTCAGTTGCACAAGGAAGTCCTGATGTTTTCGCAGGAGGTTAGTATAAATAATATCAGGAGAAACCTATGCCAACTTCTGGAAGTTTAAATTACGATGCTAGTATTACGAATGAGAAACGAAGTGTTCGTATATACAAAGATTTAAATCTAAATTTTAATACTAATGTTGTAACAAAAGACATTGCTAAACTTACTGATGTTGAAGCAATAAAACGAAGTGTGAGAAATCTTGTACAACTTAATCATTATGAAAAACCTTTTCACCCAGAGATAGGTTCTAATATTCGTAGAACATTATTTGAAACTCTTTCACCAATTACAGCTGTTATGTTATCAGAGCAAATTGAAAATGTAATTAGAACATATGAACCAAGAGTTGAATTACATAGAGTTGACTCCATACCTAATTTAGATAGAAATGCATATGATGTTCGTATTGAATTTTTTATTGTTAATGCACCTGCAGAATTAGTTGCACTTGATGTATTATTAGAAAGAGTAAGATGATAGAAGATGGCCCTATGAAAGAACACATGGAAAGAAGTAAAGAAGGTGTTATCAAATCACAGTATATAACATACACAGTTAAGAATGGTATGTTAGTAAAAGAAATTAGTACAAGAGATTATAAGAATTCAGCAAAAGGTGACTATGTTGATTCTATAACTAGTGAACCAATAGTAGAGGTAAAATAATGGCAACGACAGATAAAAGATTAGATATTTCAGAATTAGATTTTGATGACATTAAAACAAACTTAAAAACATTTTTAAGAAACCAAACAGAATTTACTGATTATGATTTTGAAGGCTCAGGTATGTCTTCATTATTAGATTTATTATCTTATAATACTCACTATCTTTCTATGAATGCAAATCTACTTGCAAACGAAATGTTTATCGATACAGCATCATTAAGGTCTTCAGTTGTGTCACATGCTAAAACTTTAGGTTACACACCAAGAAGTGTAAGAGCACCACAAGCAACAGTTGATATAACTCTTAACGATACCTCTGTCACTACAGCAACTCTTGCAAGAGGTACAAAGTTTTCAACAGTGGTAAACGATGTAACTTATAATTTTTTAGTTAATACTGCAAGAACAAAATCAAGAGTTGATAATGTATTAACTTTTGATAATGTAGTTTTGTATGAAGGCTCTTTAATCACTACAAGATATACAGCAGACTCAACAAATGTAGACCAAAGATTTATTATACCTGATAGTAATGCTGATACAACAACACTAACTGTAAGTGTACAAAATTCGTCAACAGATACCACAACAACAGTTTTTACATTAGCAACAGATATATCTCAAGTATCAGATACATCTAACTCTTATTTTTTACAAGAGATAGAGAATGGTCAATTTGAAGTTTACTTTGGTGACGGAGTTATTGGTAAGGCTTTAACAGATAACAATATTGTTATACTAGAATATATTGTAACAAACAAATCAGCTTCTAATGGTGCATCTACCTTTACTCCGCCTGGTAGTATTAGTGGTTCATCTGATAATTCAGTTGCAACAGTTTCTACAGCGTCAGGTGGTGCTGAAGCTGAAAACATTCAAAGTATTAAATTAAATGCACCTTTAGATTATGCAAGTCAAGGTCGTGCAGTTACAACAAACGATTTCAAAGTTATTGTACCTACACTTTTTGCTAACACACAATCAGTTTCAGTATGGGGTGGTGAAGATAATGACCCTGCAAGTTATGGTAAAGTTTTTATATCTGTTAAAACAACAACAGGTTCAGACCTTACATCAACACAAAAAAGAAATTTAGAAAGTAGTTTAAAAAGTTATGTTGTTAGTTCTATTAGACCAGAGGTCGTTGACCCAGAAGTGATTTCTATTAGATTAACAACAACATTTAAATATAACTCTACTGCAACAACTAAAACTAATAACGATTTAGCAGCATTAGTTTCAACCACAATAGCAGATTACAATACAAACAATCTTGGATTATTTTCTGCACCATTTAGATATTCAGAATTGATAGGTCAAATAGATGATTCAGATACATCAATTAATTCTAACATTACTACTGTTCAAATGTCTAAAACATTTACACCAACTTTAAATTCATCTAGTTCATATACGATTGCTTTTAATAATGCATTCTTCAATCCACACTCTGGACACTCAAGTGTAATATCATCAACAGGATTTAAATTATCTGGTAATGAGAATGAATTATTTTTACAAGATGATGGCAAGGGTACATTACAATCTTATTATCTATCAGGTACAACAAGAATTATTGCAAATTCATCTTTTGGTACTGTTGATTATTTAAATGGTAAAATAGTTATCTCAAGTGCAACAGTTATTAGTGTATCTAATGTTGATAATGTTGCATCAACAAAAATAAGAGTTGTTGCTTCACCATCGTCTAATGATATAGTTCCTTTGAGAAATGACATTATAGAAATAGATACTTCTAATTCGTCTGTTACTGGTATTGTAGATACTGTATCATCTAGTGCTGGTTCATCAACTACAACAAGTTCGTCAGCAGTTACTACTGCAGATACTTCTAGTTCGTATGTAAGTTCTTCTAGTTCATCAAGTGGATACTAATGTCTAAATCTGTCTTTGACAAAAAACTATCACCTATATTAAGTGACTTTCTACCAGAGTTTGTCAGAGCAGACCATCCGAAGTTTGTAAGATTTTTAAAAGATTATTTTAAATTTTTAGAGTCAGCTGAACTAACCATATCTGGTACTGTTAATTATGTAGCTCAAGAAACTATTAGTAAGAATTATGTTTTAGATGAGAATGGTGATAATATTGTTTTACAAGATTCTGTTTCTAAATTTACAGAAGGTGAAACAATCACAGGTTCTACTTCTAAAGCCACTGCACAAGTTCTTGTTGATGACTTTGATAGTAATCAAAAACTTTACATAACTTCTAATCAAAAATTTATTACTGGTGAAACTATCACTGGTGCCACATCTTTATCTTCAGCAACAGTTACAAAGTATCGTGCAAATCCAGTACAAAATATTCAGCAACTTTTAGAGTATGCAAATGTTGATAATACAATCTATGATTTTTTAGATAAATTTAAAGATTCATTTTTAGAAGGTATTCCAAATACTCTTGCATCAGGTTTATCAAAAAGAAAATTAATTAAAAATATAAAAGATTTATATTCTGCTAAAGGAACAGAAAAAGGACACCAATTATTTTTTAGAATGTTATTTGACGATGAAGCAGAGTTGTTTTATCCTAGAGATAATATGTTACGAGTTTCAGAATCTACTTGGTCTGAAAATTCTTTCATGAGAATAATTGAAAACACAGGTTCAAACTTTACAGAATTACAAAATCAAACTATCACTGGTTCAACATCTGGTGCATCTATACTTATTGAAAATGTTACAAAGTTTACAGAAGATGGTGTTCAATATGCACAACTACAAGTTGCATTAGATTCTTTAGATGGAACATTTACTATTGGTGAAACTGTAACTGGTGCATCAAGTGTATCTGATGTTTCTATGAGTGGTACAGTTCAAGAATTACTTACAGGTGCAACAATAGATGCAGGTGGGCAGTATTATGAAGTAAACGATAGTGTTACAGTTAGTGGTGGTAATGGTCAAGGTGAATTGATTGTTAAACAAGTAGGTTCTGGTTCAATAGATGAAATTATTATTGATGATGCGGGTTCTGGTTATGCTGTAGGTGATAGTTTAATATTTAATAACTCTCTTACAAATGGCGGAGGGGCTGCAGCCGAAGTTGAAATCATAGGTGGTGCATTACAACTTGAAACAAAAACTTCACCTGGTAGGGTTATTACTGAAGAAAGAGAACAGATTGTTATCAATCACTCTTTTGGTTTTGATTTAGAAGAGGCAACTTATGAAAGTGCTTACATAGTTTTAAATAGAAGTGCAACACCTAATGTTGATGCAGGTGATAATATTATTTTAGAAGATAACTCTGGTTTATTACAAGCAGAATTATCTGCAGTTGATTATGCAGCACAAGCTTCAGAATCGACAGATTTATCTGGTGAAATAATTTTAGAAGATGAATTGAGTAACAAAGATTTAAAAGAAGAATCTTTTGAGTTATTAGATTTAAGATTAGAACAAACTGTTGGTACTGAAGAAAATATTTTATATGAAGATGGCTCATTAATACAATTAGAACCAAATACTTTACCATCAGGCGAAAGAGGTTCGATTCGTAAAGTTAAAATGTTATTAAAAGGTGACGGTTATCAAAGTCTACCTACTGTTACAGTTTCAAGTTCCACTGGGTCAAGTGCAGCAGTTATTGCTAAATCTACATCAGGTGTAGGTTCTATTGCTCAGTTTGCTGTTCAAAACTTTGGAGCTAATTATACAACTTCAGATACGATTACTTTAAGAAGAAATGTTTTAGTCAAAGATATAACTAGTGGACCATTTTCTGCAGATGAATCTATAAGTCAATTTACAGGACAAATAAAATCAATAGATGCTGATTTACAGATATTAGAATTATCTGGTACAAATATTCCTGATGAAGGTGATACCATTACAGGTTTAACATCAAGTGCATCAGCCTCTGTTGTACAATGTGAATCTGCAAGTGCTAGTATTACAACAGGTGCAGTAGGTACAAGTGTTGCTGATTTTGTTGATACATCTGGTCATGTATCTGAAGACTCTATGAGAGTTCAAGATTCTTATTATTATCAAGATTTTTCATATGTTGTAAAAATAGGTAACTCAATTTCTGATTGGAGAGATAGTATTAAAAAGGCTACTCACCCTGCAGGATTCCAAGTTTTTGGTCAAGTTACTTTTTCAAGTTTTGTACAAGCAACTATTCAAACTCCTACTGGTGGTTCAATCTCTGGATTTGTTGGTGATACAGAAACATTTACTCCAGAACTTGCTTCTACATTCTCTACATTATTCACTAGAGTATTTGGTAGAAGACTTGGTACTACATCTGATGGTACAACTTTAAATACAACTCCAGAAAGTGGATTTGATGCAAACACAGATGGTGGTGGCACTGTATTACCATCAGGTAAAAGAGAAGTTACACTTACAAGTTCCGTATCAGTTGCAACTGATGCTACAAGAGGTAAGAGTTCAACAGGACCATTCTTAAAGAACTTAACTTTATATGGTTTTATGGAAGATGGTTTTTTAAGTGACGATGAAAACATAGATGCATATTATTCTATTGACCAATTTGCAACATTTAAAATAAATGATGTTGATGCAACTGGTGGATTTAGTGATACTGATGAAGAAAAATTTGATTCGACTACAAGAAGTTTTGACGAAGTAAGAAACTTTCATACAATTAAATCATTAACAACAAGAATAAATGTTCCTCCAAGAGGTGAATTGAGAATTACTAAAACTGGAATGTTCCAGACATTTGACATGGATTTCAAAACATTTGATGATATAAGACAAACATTTGATGAAGGTTCTGGTGGTGGTATCACGATTGATACACTAGGTACAGAGTTCATAGATTTCTCTGAAACAACTTCAAGATTCGATTCTACTGCTGTGAAATTTGATGTTGGTTTTGCAGGGTTAACTAATCCACTAGACTTCTCACAAACACTATACAAATTTGATGATACACTAGGTGGTGATTATGCAAGATTTGA